GGAGTTGTTGTAAATAATACGCTAGATCTTGGAGAAAATATTTACTGGCTTACAAGATATCAAGGATTTTTATATTCAAATGGTGAAATTATTAAATATGATGCTGCAGAGTTTAACGTAACTGGCACTGGTAATGTTTGGATTAGCAGCAATCAAGAATATCAAAGATACTTTGCGTCTATTCCGTTTAATGGAAAAATATATCCAACAGGTCTTGTTAGAATTTTTTCAGTGCCTTTTTATGAAACAGTTGATGGTATAGCAAGATTGCAGCCAGGTGCCGTATATGAACATGGTAGAGGACAATTTGGAACACCTGTAACTACTCATACTGCAGGGATCAGCGACTACTGGGCAGATAATACTTATGTTCGTGGCTGCAATATGCAAACTCAATATTTATTTACTACAACACTAGATGAAGATGTAACAAGACCAGCAACCACTGTAGGCGCTGCTGGAGTAAATAATACTTTGGCTCGTCAAACAACTCGTAATGGTATTATTAAAAACTTCATGTCTGCAAACTATTTAACTGAAACTGCTATCAATAACTTAAAATCTACACAAACAGGAACTGTTCAATCTTCTGCTCTAGTTATGAATGGACCGTCATTTAAAACTACAGAAACACCACTTAACTTTGTTTCATATGTTTATAAAAACTTAAATGGCGCTTATAAAAATTTTGGTACACGTATTCGTATTATTGGTAAAATTGAAAATAATGAAACCCGTGGACAAACTCCAATTGGATCTAGTGCATACTATCAAGTTAATAATGTTCAGCCAAATCAAAATGTTAGCATAGGTGGAGGATCTGGCGGTATAGCGGTATTACTTAATCCAGAAACAAATAATGGATACTATTTTGAGATTGTTGCACTAACTGAAACTAATGTAGAATCATATCTTAAATTAGATAAAAATGGACAGGCTGCGGTAAACATTAATAATGTTGTTTTTTATAAAGTTAAAAAAGAATCTGCTAATGATAATGCTATTCCAATTAAATTATGGGGCGGTATAACAAATGTTATTGTTGACGATGGTCGTTTTACTGGTCAATATAGAATGGCTGGAGAAGACAAGCCTACCGTATATGATCTATCCGTAGAATATCAAGACATTGGTAAGACTCGTAGATTTTATTTATATATTAATAATAAGTTAATTAAAATTGTTGATGACCCAGATCCGCTTCCAATATATAATAATATGGCTTTGTTTATTCGTGGATCATCTCGTTGTATGTTTGAACATGTATATGCTTTGTCTGAAAACTATTCTCAAAATACAGTATTTACAACAGGTGAAACATTGTCTGCAGTATTTGGTGATAAACAAATTGACGCAAATGAATCATTTAGAAAATATGCAATGAATGGCATTATTCAAGGTACCTATTTAACTGGTATTAGTTCAGAGCAACCACCAAAATATAATATGTATTTTGATGAGTTTGGAACAATTATGCGTGAATGTGCCTATTTTGATATTAGATATGATCGTGCATATCCAGCACTATATTCACAACTTTCTCCTACATTTAATCGTATCAAGGGCTACTCAGTATCTGGATTCCAAGCAGACTCGTATGGTGCTGAATTCTTAATATTTAATGCTTCAGATAAGGCTCTTGTTTTGGATGAAACAAGTGGTAACTATTTAAGAATACAGGGTGTTGCTTTTACACAAGACACAACATATGAATTAACAGTAGATGAATACTTTAGCAAAAAGAGCAACCTGTCCGACCCACCATTTAGTGGTAGTGCACTAATCTATTCTCCTTTGGTAGAAAAAGCAAAATATGATGACATTAAACTAAGCAGACTTATTTATGGAAAAAATGAGTTTAGCCTAGATACCCCATATATACAAACTCAAGATGATGCAGATGCTTTAATGGGTTGGATTATTAATAAAGTCATGATTCCTAAAAAGGTAATTGGTCTTAATGTATATTCCATTCCTACGTTACAACTAGGCGATATTGTTACAATTAATTATAAAAATAATGAAAATTTAGATTTAGTTACAGAAGATACAGATAGGTTTGTTGTGTATAATATAGACTATTCTAGAGGAAATAATGGTCCACAAATGACTATTTATTTAAGCGAGGTATAAAATGGCTGACGATCAATCATTTAATAAAATTCCATTTGAACAATTAGATGCAACAACAAAAAGAGTTATACAGGCAAACGCTGCTGGATATAGTGTATTTAACCCTGAAACAAAAACTTTTGAAAGACCAACACCAGAACAATACTATGATCTACGTGGTGGAGTTAATAAGGCAGGGTACTACGGAGATTCTTATACACCTGGAAAAACTTTAACAGATAAAGAATATTTTGATACTCTTAATGCAGCAAAAGCAGCAGGAGGAAGAGGAACAGACTTAGGTGCTGCAATTAATGCTGCATCAGCAGCAAAAGCAGCAGAATATGATAAAAATAATCAAATAGTCATACCAACAACGCAGAGTGTTGTTCAAGCAAGTTCTCAATCACCAAATAATGGTAGTGGATCTAACCAACAGTCTTCTCCAAACCCTATTCCTTTAACACCCTCTACTCTCTCTTCTACCCCGTCTAACATAAGCCCAGTTACACAAGCGCCGCCGCCACCACCAGTAAAAACTGCTCCAATTGACACTATTTTATTTGACGAAGACGCCGTTCCAATTCAAATTATGTCTGACCTTATTTTTGAAAATATTGGTGGACAAGAGTTAATTAATATTGCTAGAAATGATACGGTTAATGGTCAACAAATTATTTATCAGCCTATTAAAAATTTGACACAGATTCAACAACAATATAACGCTAATAATATTGTTAGTTTACAGGCTACTTCCGATAAATATTTTCAAAATTTTTCTATTAGATTTGATAATAAAGTTCCAACAGAAGGAACAGGTCCAGATGGATCGCATGTATATATAGACCCAGAAACTGGAGAACTGGTAGTAGAGGCTGTAAATTTAGAACTAGATGAGCAGATAGAGGTAGAAATTACCACAGGTGGTACAATATATGAGGCGGAATTATGATTACAAACACTGGAAAATCTATCATTGGTAAGTATCTTCTTGGTCAGGCACCAGCCTATGCTTCTTATATTGCCATAGGATGTGGAGCACAGCCACTAGATACTACTGATCCATATGGAGACTACTCAACTAAAGACAACCTAGATTTTGAAATGTTCAGAGTGCCTATTTCATCTAGGGGCTTTGTTAATGATGCTGGTACAGAAAAAATTGTATTAACAGCAGAACTACCAACAGAAGAAAGATATGAAATTTCAGAGATTGGCTTGTACTCTGCAGGATCAAATCCTTCTGCTGGAGCCTATGATAGCAAAACTGTGTTTGCTTTTACTCAAGGTGAAAACTGGCAATATCATACAGCATCTGCTGCAACATCTATTCCAACTATTACAACTCCGTTGGATGATCCGCTAGACGATAACGTAATTGCTACTACAGACCCAGTATTTCAAACAAATGCAGATAACTCTATATTTTATAAATCACCACGCCCAGAAAGATATGAGCGTTGTAGATTTTTAAATAATATTATTTTAATTCGTGGAAATGATTCAGACCTAACTATTGACTCATCAACAGGTAGTGCTGAAGGACATTTTGTTGTTGAGGCTGGATCAAATCATATACATTTAACTGGTGCTGATGTTAATTTTACACGTAACTCTCCAATTGACGAATTGCGTCTTGCATTTTCTCTTGTAAGTAAGGATGGAGATTCTTCTGCAGTTCCTGACACCGTTCGCATTCTTGTAGATTTTGCAAGTACAGATGCAGAAGGTTCTGGAGAATTTGCTAGATTTGAGGCTGAACTTGATAATGGAAGCGGTACTGGAGGAACATATGATTTTTCTACTAACCGCTATTTTGTAATAACAAAACAACTACAAGAACTATATCAGACACAAGGATTTACGTGGAATGCTGTAACAGTTGTAAAAATATATGCATGTGTTTTAGTTTCAGATGTTCCGTCTGATGATTATTATGTTGCACTTGATGCAATGAGACTAGAAAATATTGCTACTACAAATCCATTATATGGTCTTACTGGTTATTCAGTTATCAAAACTACTAATGCAGAAACAGTTGTCAAGTCTCCCAATACAAGTAATTATATTGAATTTAGATTTTCAGTTGGAGTAACATAATGGCT